TGTGAGAAGATGTTTGGATCAGCAACAGGTATAATATCTACTTTTGCATCAAAATCTTTTTGTTTAATTTGTCTTTCGCCACCCACAACATCGTATGGATAAACAGGCGGTAGATACACAGCAAATACTCCACCAATCAACATGAATTCTTTTTTCATCGCTGCGTATAATCTTTTGTGTATTGCAGACATAACCCGCGAGCCACGTTCCAAAAGTGCAACAGTCGTGCCTACCGCAGCGCTTTGATTGCCATCACCGACTTGCATATCAGCGATACTTGCAAAACGTTGACCTGCATTAACAACGACACCCATAAGTTGTAACAACGTTGAGTTTGGTCCTTTGTATGGCAGTGGCATAAACGCAGAATTTAAATCTCCACCAGGGGCATCTACATCACGGAACTCACCCGGCTGCAACGGCTGAGCTTCGTCACGAACTCTGATGCCTCGCATCTTGAATCCGGCTGGTAAATTAGACAAGGTTCCGGCATCGAGAAGCTGTCTCAACGCGGCTGTAGCAGTTCTTGATAAACCGCCGATCATGTGGATTAAGCCAAACCCGTAGAAGCCTAACCCTGGTAGAAATTTAAAGTGAACAAAATAGTCTCTTCGTTTTTTAAGTGGATCACCGTCAGCGTAATTTTTCCTAATAGATAAAACCTCACCGCTGCTCTCTTCAACAGTAACTATGTACGGAAGTTTAATACCTGTTGGTTCTCCGTCTTCACCCATGTCTTGAAAGCCATCTAGATCTAATTCAACATGACACTCAAGAAGAGTAAATATTTCATCTTTGTTTGTAGTCGACACACCACCTAAATCTTGTTTCTCTTCTGTAACTTCATTTTCAGTGTATGCAGGTGTGCCTAAATCCATGTCTTTGTAAAAACCACTGACTTGTAGTTTTCTAAGTTCGTTAGCATTCATTTTAATTACATGTATAATTGACTCTGCTTCTTCTAGAGAAGAGGAGTTGTATGGTACAACCAAATCTTCTGCAGGCACAAACTTAGATACGCAACGACCTATGACTGAGTCGTAGTAAACTTTTTTAAATGTAGAACCTGCAAGTGGTAAGTTAAATAGCATCTGGTCAAACTCAGGTTCGTACTCTGGCATCTCACACATAAGTTGATAATTCATAAACTCTTTTACACGTTCTGCTTGATCTTCTTTTTCTTTTGTGTGTTTACCCATGATACGAGTTCTGACTGGTCCACTAGCTGGTAATAATTCTTTGTAGGCTGATGCTTGAAACTGTGTAACAGCTTCAGCTAAAACTGGGTGTGTTGCGCCTGATGCACCTTGAAATGGTTCTGTTCTGTCTTCGTATTTAAAACCTAGTAGGTCTAGTCCTTTGATGTAAGACTGTTCCCAATCATCACGAGATGATTTGTAGTCTTCGTAATCACCAATAAGTTCTGATCCTAGCTCATCCAGTATGCTGTCATCTAACATCTCAGCGAGGTTGGCGTTTGGATCACCAATCTCCATGGCCATCGCTTGTGGATCAAAATCTATTTCTACTCCGCCATCTTCTGTTGGCTTTACCTCTATTGGTGATTTTTCTTCTGCCAAAGGCACTTCTAGTGCTCGAGCGTCAGGTCCTGGTATGTTTACCTTTGACCTTGTCGGTTTCTTTGGTGCTTGAAATAATCCTTTGTCTACTGCCATTACGCTACCTTCCTTTTAAATAAACTTCCAACTCCACCCCCGTTTGCAAATCCAAACCTCTTATCATACCCTTCCATCATCAACAAATCAACCACACTGTCATCAACCTCCTCTGGTTTGATACCCATGTTGTATGCAAAGTCTGCACGAGTAGCCTCTCTTTTTACAACCATGTCCATTTGTTGAGCAGTTAATTTATCATATCTTGGATCGTTTTGTATCATGTCTCTGATCTCATCGATAGTCATTTTATCTTCTGGAGTTGCTTTTTGTCCTGTTATTGGGTTGTCCTTAAATGTTCTTTCAAGCTCTGTGTCTGGATCTCTAATTATATTTTCTATTTGTTTTTTGTCCGCAATCTTGTCTGGTGCTTTCATGCCCATCTTACCAAACAGTTTCATTAAGTATGAACCTGCTTTTGTCGTGCCCATGAAAAATTTAACACGACCACCTTTTGAGTTTTTGGTTCTACCAAACGGTGAGTTGTATACTCCTGTCCTTACAGACTCTGTAAAGGCATCTCTAATTTGTANAATTATTTTCTGTGCCTCTTCAACTTCACCTGGTGTTCTAGCATTCTCTGCCATTTCTAAAGCTCTTGACAAATCTCTGTCTGCTTCTGCTCTAACAGCATCCACAACTTTTCTTAATTGATCTGGTGGTAGTGCACCTGCGCCACCTTGCAAACTATCTGTAAGTTTTTTAATTTTTAACATCTCTTGGTGTATCAACATCATGTCATCTGTATTGTTCACTAAATCTAAATCGACACGACTTACATCAAGACCCATCTCATTCAACATTCTCACGCTTTCGTTTGCCATGTCTCTAATCTCTTTAAGTTCTTCTGGACTTGCTTTACCCATAGCTTGCGCAATCTTACCTGCCTCTAACACCTCATCACCAATAGGTGCATCACCTATATCTGCCATAAGATCTGCTATGAACTCGTCAACTTGTCTTGGTTGTGTGTTGTTGCTTATGTAAGCTCCAATCTGATCGTCATCATCAATCATCGTGCGTTTTGGATCACGCGGTTGATAGGCCTCGTTCATTCTGTCAACGATTGCTTGTTTTACTTCTATCTTCTTTTTACCTGTAGCCATTGCTATTTGTCCTATGAGTGGGTGCTCTTTACCTGTTAGCTCAAGACTGTCCTCAATCTCATCAGCTGTTAAAGATTTTATCTTACCTTTGTCTCGTAGTTCCGCTGTTCTTATTTCTGGTGTAATTTTTCTTTCTTGCATGATAAATTCTTCAAGAGACATTGTGTCATCAAAGCCCTCGTCAACATATCTTTCTCTCAGTGCATCGTCAGAAAAACTACCCACACCTTGTCGCATTTGTGTTTCTGTAAATGACTCCGGTCTGTAACTGCCAATGACAGTTTGAGTTTGACCTTCTTCGTCTATAATTTCGCCTTGTCTTTTAAATTCACCAGGTTTTGTTGTTTCATCAAACTTACCTGCAACTTCACCCACATCTGTTTTCGTAACATCTGCTACGTCTGTCTTGGCTATGTTCTTACCCATGCCAAACAATCTTCTGAATAAGTTTATTATGCCCATTAATAATACGTCCTTTGCTGGTGGGATACAGGTTCATCGTCGTAGTCTTCTGGATGTTCCACAAAGCCACCTTGTCTAAATCTCATCACGGCTTGAGTCATGCTATCCACTAAGTCATCATGTTCTCCTAGTGGGAATGCAGCGCACTCCTCTATAACCTCTTCAGCGAACTTACGGTCTGGATACCAAACCATGCCGGCCTCGAATAATGGCGCGACAGCGTTCACTCTAGTATGTTTATCATTTCCACGGCTGGGTGTAAAGTTAATAACCGGTATGCCCATCTGCCTAAGTTCGTATGTAAGCGGGAGCCCCGATGCTTTGGCCTCGACTATGACGGTCTCTGGTTGCCAGTAGTCGTACTGTTCTTTAGCAACTCTTCGTAATTCAGGGAACTCGTACCGGTCTTTTACAACGTCAAGAAGTATAATATTTGCCTCGCCTTCTTCGTTTGGATAGAACACACCCCAGGTTGTAATGGCGCTGTAGTCAGATGTTTCTTTCTTCATGAAGGCCGTATCGTAGGATTGTATGACATGTGCAAGAGGTGGTAGTTCTTCTTTTGGCCATTGTTTCCACCACTCACGNTTTATAATACTGCCCTCTTCTGCTGTAGGATTCTGTTGATATTGTGCGTTCCATTTGGTAATAGCTACAGATGCTTTCACCGATTCTAACTCTTCTAGTTTCCAATACTCTGGCCAAACTGGATTTCCCGAAGGTAAGATTGCCGGAAACTCAATTACCTCCCATTGATCTGCCTTTGGTTCTTTTTGTGCTCTCTGTAGTTTACCTGTTAAGTCAGCTACATTCCATCTTGTCATAACCAAAATAATTCTACCACCAGGTTGAAGCCTTTGCCGCGGTCCACTCGTATACCATTCATACACACGATCAAACGAAGCCATGTTCATCGCGTCTTGCTCCGAATGTGGGTCATCAATGATAAGTAGATCTGCACCACGTCCTGTTATCGATCCGCCGACACCAGCTGCATAGTATTCACCGCCTTGGTCTGTTTCCCATTTACCTGCT